TTAAGATTAGAAGAATTAAACGAAGAGTTCTGTACTATGGCTGAAGAATTAGGAGATATAGGTTGGGACTTAGAAGATGTATACAAAGATTTTTGGCAAGGTTCGAACAATGCTTTACAAAGTAAAAAGTTTGAATTAGAAAAAGTTTCTGACTTTAGTGCTTGGTTAAAGAATTTTAGGATTGACCCACATAGATAAGTAGTCGACATGGGTCGACACAAAATTTGATAGTGTGGTAACTATCGAATACTCTGGTGAGTAGGGAATAAGCTAGAGTTATTATTAACATTCCCATTTATAAATAGGAGAAAACAAATGGACTTAAATAAATTAATAGTCAATGCAAAGAAGGCTCACTCATATAAGATAGAGAGTGCCTTTAGAAATAAAAGTAATTATAGTAAATGTATAAAGCATATCTATATTGCAAGAGAAAGAGGTACACCTTATTGTAAGATAGGAGTAACTAAAAATATTAAAAATAGATTTACAATATTAAACATATCTTCGTATGGTGGATTCAAGTTGATTGCTTCCCATTTATATGCAGGACATTGCTATGTATTAGAGAGAAACATGAAGCTATGGTTTGCTAGAAATGGTGCACAACATGGAGAAGGTACTGAAATGTTTGTCTTTGATAAGGGTACTGATGCCCAGATAAAACAAATATTTGATAAGGTAGTATCGAATAATGTAGAGAAGTTAAACGAATCATTTGATATAACTAAAGTAACCAAGTCTATGAGTAAGAAGCAACAACTTAATCTATTCAAGTAAGGAGTAACTATGACACCTACAACTACTAGATGGTGTAAAGATATTAATATGTGGACTATCGACAGACCCATCAATCCTGTTGGTGATGTCGAGGGTTCATGTGTACACAGAACTTCTTTTTGTGATACGTCTTGTTACAATGTGAAGCTATACAAAATGTTTAAGGGTATGGCTAAAAAAGATATTGCAAACGAGAAGTTCTGGCAATCTTTACCTACAAATAAGAATGATAATCAAGATAGTTTAGAAGCACTACAACAAAAATTGTTTAGGTCAAGACGACAAACAAAACGAGCAAGGCTCATGAGTAGAGGTGAAGCTATCAAAGATATGTCAGACGTATTTAGAATAAAGACTTTGTGTGAAGCTACACCAGATACAGTATGGTGGGTTCCAACTAGAGCATGGAGAGATGAAGGGTTAAAACAATTAATACAAGATGTATTGTTTCCCCTTAAAAACATATCACTCAATGCTTCTCTTGACCCAACGAATACCGAGCAAGAAGAACAAATGCTTAAAGATAGTGGTTGGAATACTATGTACTTTGGTGACGACAAGCAGACTACATCTAAGGTAGGTGATAGAAGATACTTATGCCCTAAGACGCATAAGAAGATTAAGATATGTGATACTTGTAAGGGTGGTTGTTTTTCTCAAGTAACATTAGGTAAACAATCCAATGTACATTTATCACAACATTAAAAAGGGTTCGACCCCCTATCGAACCTTGACAATGTATAGATACTATGATAAGGTTAATACATAACATAACAAGGAGAGAACATATGACTAAAAACTTATTTGGAAAATCAAGACCAAAAGAAAATCCTTATGCTACATACAAGCTAGGTGATTGGGAGTGGAGAGTATTAAAAACATATCAAAGAAAAGATAAGGAAGATACTAACCAATACTCTAGATGGTTTGTTGCAGTTAAAACCCCTATGACTCATGGTGGTTGGGATATGGGAGATACTTATGTTACTGATATTATGGCACATAAACCAGAACTAACACAATCAACACCTGAATGGAGTAAAACATATGCGTAAATGGACAAGCACAAGTGTAGTAATAAACTCTGCTACTGAAGAAATGGTAAAGTCTGCATTGAAAGATGGTTGGAACTTTGAAGTATTAACAGAGGGAGAACATCTTTGTGAGAACAGTACAGACTTTGATGAGATTATGGAAAACATACATGCAGTAGATGGTATACTTGAAATACATATACATAAAGCAGGAGAGAAATCTGATTGGTGTAATGTTATACTTCATAATGGTGACCCAGACTGTGAGATATCAGACTGTACTGCTGATGGCTACATAGATAAGTGGACTGAGAGAACAGACTTTGGACAGAAATCTTGGAATGATGGATTTAAATAATGAAAAAATATATACATATAAACCAACACGTTATTAAATCTAACCACAAGAATAACAAACGAGAACCTGTAATTACTGTGAAGACATACAATAGTAATACCTATGGACATCAGGTACAGATACTTGGAGAGTGTAAGGTTGTGTATAGTCCTGATAAACCTTTGTCCTGTGGTGCTAAAGTATGGATAGAAACAGAAGCAGAAGTTATAACTATACCAGACTTTGTTAGTAGAGAAAGAGATACCAAGAGCCATGTGTCTGAAGCTATAGAGAAAGGACACGATTGGTGGTAAAGAGATTTGTAATGAAGCCCAGAAGTATGTGGGATTGGATAGTATCCCATTACAAATATGTGGTTTGTTGAGGGTTGCCCTAGTTCTTCCACTAAAAAAAAGAACTAAATTGCGAGTAATGTTTTTGGTAGTTTTTAGACTCTAAAAGAAAAAACTACCACATATAAGGAGAGTGCAATGAAGCTAACACAACAACAGATAACTAGAGCAAAGCAGATACTAAGTGACCTTGAAAGAAAGGTAGAGGAGATGGAGCAAAAAGATTATATGACCTATGATTTAGGTAAAGACCTACAGAATATTTTATTTATGATTAATATGTTAAGAGAGGAGATTAAAAATGAGTAAAAGATATACATCAACAATAAGTATAACATGGGAAGGTAACATGCTTGATGCAGAAAACATGAAAGAATATATTAAACAATTAAAGCAAGGCTTTCTTGAAGAGTTTGGTATTCCTCTTAATGATACTGACATAAATAATATAAAAGAAATACCTTTTACTAGGTTATCAAAAATGTTTAAAGAGGAGTTGAATAATGAGCAAAAGATTTAAACAAGTAAACATACAACAGTTTGCTATACTTGTGCAAGAGGTAGACATATCTAAGTATAGTCAAGAAGAGTATGTAGATATTATAGAAGAAATATATATGACTATCTTCAGACACAATACTGATGGAGATTTTGTTATACCTACTATGCCTAACGAAGAAGGTAATTGGAAGGTGCATAAGTCTTCTACTACCAAAGAAGAAGTAATGAAACTAATCAATGAAGGGAGAGTTACATGGAACAAAGACGTAATCTAACACCAAAAGAGCATTGGGAACTACATCAAAGCCTATGGAATATGCTAGGTTGTGATATGCAACTCAAGCATAAGAATAAAAATACTGTTGTATATGTTGACAGAAAAAGTAAAAGACAATATACTTACTCAGCATTAGGATTTATAGAGGAGAAAAGATATGCCAACAAAAAAGATTAAAAAGAAACCTAGAAAAAATACTTGGGTATACATCTATGGAGATGAGATGCTAGAAATATGGGAGCATTTTGGAATTGACTTTCCTAATCCTGATGATAGAATGAAACTAAAGTTTGTTAAATATGAAACAAGGGATATGATAAATGGCTAAGTATACATTATATGCAAAGAGAGTTTATTACTATCGTAAAGATATTAATGCTCAAGATATGAAGAGTGCAGAGAAGAGAGGTGCTGACTATGAAGCAGACGATAATCCAGAAAGATTATTTGAACCTTCAGGTACTGAGTTTTATATAACAAGTATAGAGGAGAGTGATGATGAGTGACAAAGAAAAGTATGAAGAATTATGTGAAGCATTAGTAGGTATAGATGCTACTGAAAGATATACTCACGAGGATATACTTTCATATATTTATAACTTAAAAGATACAGAGGAGAAATATTATGACAACAAAAAGTAAACCAACAATAAATGCAGTAACATTAAACTTAATTAATAAACTCAAGAAGATAGATGATACAATCAACGAAGGTGCGTGGGAGTATATAAATATAGGAGATGTAATAAGAGTACAAGATGCTTTTGCTGAAGTTATTAGTTACTATGACCTAAAGAAAGAAGGTGGTGTACACGACTATGGAGCAGACAAAGGTAAGTACCAACAGTTTTGGCATAGTGATTATGTATGTCATACAAACCCAAAAGCATTTAACCCAAGCAAGGTGGAGGAAGATGATGAGTAAATATAAATACACATATAAATTTAGTGAGCAGACAGTAGACACTAGATACTACAAGGTAGAATCTAATAAAAGACTTACCTATCAAGATGTGCAAGAAATAGCATGGTCAGTAGAGATGAAAGAGGGAGAAACTTATGAAGATGAAGATGGTAAAGCTACCTTTGAAGGTACTGAGTTTGGAGATGATGCACAGTATCAAATGGAAGAAGGAGAGGAGGACTTAGTAGATGATTAAATATATTATATACACACAAAAGAACTGTGCCTTCTGCAAGAAAGCTAAAGAGTTACTAGATGAAGCAGATGAAGTATACGAAGAGAGAGTGCTAGATAACTTACCTAAGATAAAAAGATTTAGAGAAGCAGGACATAAGACTGTGCCACAAATCTTTCTACACATAGGTGGGTATACAGAACTAGAAGATTTTATGTTTCCACCAGACATAGAGTTTGATGCAGACATAAAGCTAGTAGAAGAAACTAGACCTAGTGCAAAGGTAATACCTTTCAAAGGACAGATAGGTGCTATCTCTGGTAGCAAGGAGAATAAAGATGAGTAAAAAAATTAAATGTCAAAGAAAAGGTTGCTCTAATAAAGCATATCCAGAAGATATGGAGAACAGAGCAAGTAATCTTTTACTATGTGATGACTGCTATACAGAAATAAGATACTTAATGGCAGACTATTTAGATATACATATACAGGAAATTAAGATATGAAATACAAAGTAGAAATAGAATTAGACTTTGATAAACGACCTAACAAAAAAGATGTATTACATAGGTTGTTTGATGTAATGAAAGAAAATAAAGTTGAATACAAATTACATAAGTATAACAATAACTTATGGTCACAAATTAAAAGGAGTATTAAGAATGATAAATATAGATAAAGAAATGTTACAAATACTTGGAGGTATTTTAGTATGGTATTTTTTATGTTTTATTGTACCTTATGTTGGGTATTGACTATATGAAAAATGTAATGTATAATAAAAATAATATGAGAAAAGATATGTATGTAATAGCTATGCCTTATCCTAATGATATACAATTACCAGATATATTAGAAGAAGATAGTGGTAAAGTTATGTATTTTAAAAATAAGAAAGATGCTAAAGAGTTTTTGCAAAACTTATATGATGAAAGAAATATAAACATACAAGCATTAATAGATGACAACATAGAGATTATGAGAGTACAATGAATGAAGTAGAAATATTAAAAAAAAATGTGAGAGACTTACAAGAACAATTACGCAATGCTTATGTAAGAATCAAACAACTACAAGAAGAACTAGATAAAAATAAACCTGATAAAGGTTTGTATAATCCAGATGCAAAGCATATTAAAGATGAGTGATGCTAGAGAAAGAAGATTGAAAGCTACAGGAAAATGGTTTCAACGTAGCACTAAGAAAAACTTATGGGTAAACCATGTGTTTCCCATACTTTTAACTGTAAGTTTTATATTTTATTTACTTACATTATAACAAGAGAGAGTAAGATGAACTTATTAGAAGATGAAATAAAAGAACTAATTAAAGAAAGATATTATGAGTACCTAGAAGAAGGGTATGAATCTTTTGAAGCTATGGAGTTAGCTAAAAGAGATGTACTTGAAACAAAAGAGGTAGAGATAGATGCTTATAATAAAATATATGATAGTTCTATTGAAGTTGACTAACATATTATAAAAAATAATAAATAATTTATTGATTATTATTTTATTATAATATATAATTAAATTTTTAGGGGAAAATTATGCAAAAGACATGGCTAGACAGGGGTGCTTGTCCTAAATGTGGTTCAAGTGATGGTAATGTACGACATGCTGAAGGATATAGCTATTGTTTTTCCTGTAACACAAGATTTGGAGAGAATATGCAACAAGAAAAGGTAATACCTATGAAAACTGAGAGTCTAATTAAGACTGTTGGTACTACAGGTGCTTTGACTGAAAGAAACATCAGTAAAGAAACAGCACAAAAGTATCATACACAGGTAAAAGTAAATGGTAATATGAATACACATCATATTTATAAATACTTTGATGGTGGTGGAAACAATATAGGTAATAAGATTAGAGATGTAGCCACAAAAAATATGTGGGTTGAAGGAAACATATCTGATGCAGTATTGTTTGGACAAGATTTATTTACAGGTGGTGGTAAGTATGTAACCATTACTGAAGGAGAAGTAGATGCTATGTCTGCCTATGAATTATTGGGTAGCAAGTGGGCATGTGTATCTGTTAAGACAGGTGCAGGTTCTGCAGTACGAGATTGTAGAAAAGCATTTGAATATTTAGATAGCTTTCAAAATATAGTTATATCATTTGATATGGATAAGCAAGGACAAGAAGCTAGTGAGAAGGTGGCTCAGTTGTTTAGTCCAAACAAATGTAAGATTATGAACATGGAGTTTAAAGATGCAAATGAATATCTCAAGATGGGTAAGAGAGAAAAGTTCTCACAAGCATGGTGGAACGCACAACCTTTTACTCCTGCAGGTATAACTAACCTTAGAGATTTAGGAGATGCTTTATATACAGAAGAGTATTGTGAAACAGTACCTTATCCTTGGGGTAAGATGAATGAAAAGACTTATGGTATGAGAACAGGTGAGTTAATTACATTTACATCTGGTGCAGGTATGGGTAAGTCTTCTATTATGAGAGAACTTATGCATCATTTACTCAAGAATACAAATCATAACATAGGTATACTTGCATTAGAAGAGAGTATTAAAAATACTGCATTTAATATTATGTCAGTAGAAGCTAATGCTAGATTATATATCAAAGAGATTAGAGATAAGTTTAGTAGAGAACAATTACAAGAGTATCAAAAGAATACAGTTGGTTCTGGCAGGTTCTTTGCCTTTGACCATTTTGGTTCTATTGATAATGACGAGATACTATCTAGAGTTAGGTATATGTCTCAAGCATTAGAATGTAAATGGATATTTGTTGACCATTTATCTATACTTGTATCAGGTCAGGAAGATGGAGATGAAAGAAAGTCTATTGATGTATTGATGACAAAGTTGCGTTCTCTTGTAGAGCAAACAAACATTGGTATGTTATTAGTATCACATCTACGTAGACCTGCAGGTGATGCAGGGCATGAGAATGGTAAAGAGATTACTCTATCACATCTTAGAGGTTCAGCATCTATTGCACATCTTAGTGATGGTGTTATTGGATTAGAAAGAAATCAGCAAGATGATGACGAAGTTAAATCTAATACTACAACTATTCGTATATTAAAGAATAGATACACAGGAGATACAGGTGTAGCTACACATCTACATTATAATAAAGAGACAGGTCGTATGAAAGAGATTGACAATCCTTACGAAGTAGACTATAATGCAGAGAATACAGAGGAGGTACCATTCTAATGAAGTGTTGGCATTGTGATACAGAATTAATATGGGGAGGAGACCATGATATTGACCATGAAGACGAGGACTATTGTATGGAAACAAATCTATCTTGTCCTAACTGTGGTGCTTTTCATATGGTATACTTACCAAAAGATAAAAAAGAAGATGAACCAGAGATGTGGAAACATTTCTGTGAAGTAGAAGGAACTGAAATGGAAATAGGTAAAGGAGAAGCATGTAGTTGGTGTGGAGAGGAGGAACATGAAAGTCGTACTTGATATAGAAACAGATACAATAGATGCTAGAGTAGTTAATTGTATTGTTGCAAAAGATATTGAAACAAATGTATCAACAGTATTTGACCCAAGTAATATGCATGTATTTAAAAGTTGGTCTAAAAATATTGAACAATATATTATGCATAATGGTTTATCATTTGATGCTCCTGTATTAAATAGATTACTAGGTACAAATATTAAACCTTCACAGGTATTAGATACATTAATATTATCACAACTATTTAATCCATTACGTGATGGTGGTCATGGATTAAAAGCATGGGGTGATAGATTTAATTTTCCTAAAGGTGATATAAAATCATTTGCTAATTATTCTTTTGAGTTACAAAAGTATTGTAAACAAGATGTAGATATAACACATAAATTATATGAACATTTAAAGAAAGAAGGTAAAGGTTTTTCTAGGTCTTCTATTGATTTAGAACATCAGGTCAGAGTTATCATTGACCAACAAGAGAGAAATGGTTTTGCATTAGATGTTCGTAAAGCTATGTCTTTATATAATACATTAAGAGATGAAGCAAGTGCATTAGAGAAATGGGGTAAGATACACTTTGACCCTACGAGAAAAGATTTAAAAACAAAAACAAAATATATACCTTTTAATATAGGTTCACGACAACAGATAGCTGATAGATTACAAGAACTAGGTTGGAAACCTAAGAAACATACTGATAAAGGTAATGTAATTGTTAATGAAGAAGTTTTAGATAGTATAAACTTAGAAGAAGCAAAGAAGTTTGCTAGGTATTTACTATTACAAAAAAGAATTGCACAGATTAAATCTTGGATTGAATCTTGTGATGATAAAGATGGAAGAGTACATGGTAGAGTTATGACATTACGTACTGTGACAGGTCGTATGGCACATAACAGTCCTAACATGGCACAGATTCCTGCTGTTCGTTCTCCATATGGTAAAGAGTGTAGGGAATGTTGGACTGTTGACAATCCCTATACTCACTCCATTGTAGGTACAGATGCTAGTGGATTAGAGTTACGTTGTTTAGCACATTTAATGAATGATACTAATTTTACTGAAGAAGTTTTGAATGGAGATATACATACTGCTAATATGAAAATGGCAGGACTAACAGATAGAGACCAAGCAAAGACATTTATCTATGCATTTATGTATGGTGCAGGTGCATCTAAGATAGGTAAAATAGTAGGTAAAGGTGCAAAAGAAGGTCAACAATTAATTGATAGATTTCTTTCTAATATGCCTGCTCTAAAAAGAGTTAGGGATAGTGTAACTGAAACAGCTAAGAGAGGTAAGATAAGAGGTATTGATGGTAGATTATTATATGTACGTTCTCCACATAGTGCATTAAATACATTACTGCAAGGAGCAGGTGCTGTTGTATGTAAGTTATGGTTAATAAATATGAACAAAAGAATAGTACAAACAGGTGTTGATGCTAAGTTAGTTGCATCTATACATGATGAATACCAATATGAAGTTGCAAAGAAAGATGTAAAAAGGTTTGGTAGTATTACCAAAGATGCTATGAAAGATACAGAGCATCAGTTGAAGATGAAGTGTCCATTAGATAGTGAATGGAAGGAAGGTACGACATGGGCAGAGACACATTAGTAAAAGAGTTTAAGGGAAGACATGACCACAAAGATTATATTAAACGTGGTATAAGAACAGAGAACTTATTTATAGATGAAGCAATCAAGTTAGGTTACAGGATTAAAGTTGCTTCTGATTCTCAGAACATGTCTGACCATATTGATTTAATTTTAACGAAAGGAGATGAAACATTTACAGTAGATATAAAAGCAAGAAGA